TTGAGACTTAGTAGACTCAGCGCCTCTTCTTGCTCCTAAAGATTCGTCTAATCTTGCGTTATAACCTTGTTTCTTAGCACCAGATTTTCCACCTTTGTCGTATGGAAATCTTGTAGAATAAGGTCTTGTACCAAAATCATTTCTCATAGTTTTCTCCTAGTTATAGTTTTTTACTCTAAATAAGTTTGCAAGTCCACCACTATTTAAAGTCATTGTTTCATTGTCTTGTATAATACCTTTAGCTTGTAAAGAAGCCCTTTGAGCCTGACCAGCTCTAATTTTATCTAAATAACTCATAGGATCCCAAGCCATTTCTGTGTAATCTTTAATTTCCTCGTCTACAGGAACTACTTGAGGGACTTCTCGTCCATCGCCACCTGTATCTTTATCTTTTACATTTTCCCACAAATGATCCCATTCTTCTCCTTGGAAATGCCCTAAGTCCGAACCTGTTACGTGGTCTTTAATTACGTTTCCGTCTATATCCACCTTTGGATAAATAGTAGGAAGTAACATTCCAAAAGGTAATTTATTTTTAACTGCATTTGCAAGTGTTTTTGCAACCCAAAATTGTGAACCAAACTTTGTTATCTCATCGATATGGGCATCTATTTTTGCAAGTTGATTAGCTTTTTCTAATGTTACTATTTGTTTTGGTCTAACTTTTCCAGTTAAAGGAGATTTACGTTCTGGAATTTCTATATAATCAGTTTTTTCTGCTTCACTCCATTCTGTAGTACCTGGAATTTTCGTTTTATCCACCATATCTAATATTGGATCTTTATAATTATCACCATCATTACTAGTAGTAGTTGTTGTAGTTGTTGGTTCTCCATAATATCCAGAACCTACATCAAATCTTGAATGCCCTTGATCAGAACCTTGATTGTTATTGTTACTACCAAACCCATCATCAGCATCTCCCCAACCATTTAAACTAGTTAGTCCTTGTGGTCCTTTGTTTACACTTCCATGTAAAGAACCGTGTAGGTCAGCTTTAACAAGTAAATCTTTTTCTGGTTTTGTAATGTATGTTAATTCTGTTTCAGGATGATCTGGTGCAGACTGCCAATATTTAGGAGCACTAACCATTTTTTGTTCACCTAAATAATTTTTAACCCCACCTTGTACAGCATAGCCACCATTCTTTGCTCTAAACAAAGTTGTAACTCCGTCTTCAGCTAAAAGTAATTCATTAAGTGGATCGCCTTCTTCTGTTTCAGAGAATAAATTTATTTTTTCTTCTTCCTTTTCTTCTGTTAGTTCTGGAACGTCATCAAACTTAGGATTAAAAGCTGTTAAAGAAATATCTTCTGACTCTTCATCTTCAAGACTTAATACTCCTTTATAACCTGTGCCTTTAGAGTATTCTTTTTCCCAACGCTTTGCAATTTCAGGATGGTTAGCGTGTAAATATCTTCTTTGTTTTTCAGATTGAAAAGGCATTTAACATTTCCATTTTCTTAAAGCTTTGTTAATTCTTGAATTAGGGTCGTTTGCTGTTTTTTTAGAAGTTAATTTTTTCTTCATCCCTTTCATACGTGCGCAGAAAGATTTTTTTCTCGATCCACCTTCAGGTTGTGGAGGTTTTAAATCTGATCCAGGGTTTTCTCTCTCGTAAGATTTACGACCCTTTTCATTTAATCCTCCAGATTCGGACTTACCTTCTTTTCTAGTCCAAGCTGCAGACCCACCACCATTTAGGTAAGCTCTTCCAAATCCTCTTAAAGCTGCTCCTGGCATTATGCCTTCTTTGCAGTTTTAGCACTTCTAACAAATGCTTTTTTTGTTGGTGCACCTTTTTCTCCAGGTCTTCTCATTTTTTCACCTGAACCTGCTTTAATTCTTGCACGTTTTGCATGAATGTTATCATATAAACCACGTTGTTTTGCCATATTTATCTCCTTGGTCCTTTTAGTGTTTTAACATCAAATTTTTTCGTTGCATCAGATTTAGCTTTTGCACGATTTGACATTTTTTGTTTTTCAATAGAAGTCTTAGCTCTTAATAAAGCAAGTTCTTCGTTTTGCTCTAGTTTGTCATCAGTAATTTCTCTGTTCTGCATCATCTTAGCTCTATCTAAGTTAATACGAGCTTCGTCTTCTTTTTCTTTTCTCATATTATCTTGAGCTTTAAGATCAAGTTCTCTAGCTCTAAGTTTTGCAATTGGATCATTACCAAAGTCTCCGCTAATTTTCTTCTCTTCTTGTAAAAAGTCATTCATCATTTCAGCAATTAGAATTGCTTTTCTAGATTCTACTTCTAATTGAAGTCTTTCCATTTCGCCTTTAACTTCTGGGTTTTCGGCTACTTGTGGGTTTGTTTGCATCAATTGTTGTAACTCTTGTATCTTACGAAGTTGTTCTTGCATTTCCATTTGTACTTGTTCATCAGCCATTAATGCAATGTGTTCAAAAATATTTTTTTCTAATGACGCCATAATCTGTGGATTATTTTTTGCCATAGCTGTGCTCATAAATGCAACGTGCGCTGCAATGTGAGCTTGATGATCTTGTCCAGTAAATGCTTGGAAAGGTTTACCTGCCAATGCATCTATATGTTCCAACGCCGGATTCTTCGGTTGTGGTGCTGGAGGTGGTGGTAATACCTGATCAATATTCTTAACTCCTAACGCTTCGTACATATCTCTATATGCTTCATATAGATTATGCATCTGTGGATTCGTTTGAGCTAATTGTAATTCTGTTTGTGCTATTGCTACTCTTTGTGTTGCTGAAAATATATTTGGATCAGCTACTGGTAGAATATCTATCTTTGCATCAAAGTCTGTCTGTTTAATTGTTCTCTCTCCTCCTACCACATCATATGGATAAACCGGTGGTAAGTAAGTTGAAAACACATCAGACAATAAAACAAACTCTTGTTTCATTGATGCATACAATCGTTTATGGATTGCTGACATTACCCTGGAGCCACGCTCTAAAAGGGCTACGGTCGTACCAACAGCGGCCTGCTGGTTCCCGTCCCCGACCTGCATGTCAGCAATGGACGCGAATCGTTGTCCTGCATCTACACAAATTCCCATCAACTGTAATAAAGTTTGTGATGGTTCTTTGTAAGGCAGATTCATAAAAGCATCTCTAAGAGATCCACCAGGAGCGTCGACATCACGCCACTCACCTGGTTGCAGAGATTGGGCATCGTCTCTAACTCGGATACCCCTCTGTTTAAATCCTGATGGCAAGTTCGATAACGTACCTGCATCTAATAATTGACGAAGAGCAGAAGTTGCTGCTCTTGTTAGACCACCAATCATATGGATTAATCCAAATCCGTAAAAACCTAGTCCTGGCAGAAATTTGAAGTGGACGAAGTATTGGATTTTTTCTTTTTTGGGATCATCTACTCTAAAGTTTCTTCTGATAGATAATACTTTTCGCGTACCATTGTCGATTGTTACAATGTATGGAATTTTAATTCCAGTAGGGGCTCCATCTTCCCCTCTGTCTTCAAAGCCTTCGAGATCTAGATTTACATGGCATTCAATTAAAGTATAGATCGGGTTGTTTCTATTATAACCTGATGCCCTTGTTCCTTCTAGTTCTCTTTCTTTTTTCTTAAGCTCTGTTTCTTCATTATAAGGTTTGCCTAATTCTATATCTCTATAGAATCCTCCAACCTGTTGTTTACGAAGATCGTTACCTGACATTTTAATGACATGACAAATGGCTTCCGCATCCTCTAATGAGGTAGCCGAATACGGAACCACTAAGTCATCCGCTGTGACGAACTTTGATACAGCTCGTCCCATTAAATCGTCATAATAAACTTTTTTAAATGTTGAACCTGCGAGTGGCAAGTAAAACAACATTTGATCAAACTCTGGTTCGTATTCTTTCATGACATCCATTAATTGAAAGTTCATAAAATTTTTAACTCGAACTGATTGATCTTGTTTCTCTCGTGTAGGCATGCCTAACACCTGAGTTCTAACTGGACCATCTGCTGGTAGTAATTCTTTATAAGCTTGCGCTTGGAATTGAGTTACTGCTTCAGCTAATACTGGGTGAGTTGCACCCGATGCTCCTTGAAACGGTCTTGTTCTTTGCTCAAATTGAAAACCTAAAAGGTCTAAACCTTGAGTATAAGATCTTTCCCATTCTCTTCTAGATTCTTTGTAGTCCGTATAGTTTGCATAAAGCTCGGACCCTAAAGGATCTAAAATAGAATCTGGCAATAAGTCTGCCAGGTTTGCATAGTGATCATCTCCTTGTTCAGGAGACATTGCTGCTGGATCAAACGTTACGTCTACTGATCCATCTTCGTTCTCTGCTATCTCCGTGTTTGCCGGTGATGGCATAGATTCTTGCATTTCTGCTATAACTTCTGTTTGTTGTTCCTGTGAAGGAATTTTTACACTCTGTCTTACGTTAGGTAAGCCCTTATCGATTTCTGCCATTTGTTTTCTCCAAAATTATAGGTTTATCCTGTTTTTTATCTTTAATCAAGCCTCTAGGATCAGGGCCCTTTAATGGGGGTATTGCTTTCCATTTAACATCTTTCATGTTCTTAACTAAGGTTGGGTTTTTCATCTGTATCGGTTTAATATGTATTGATCGACACCAGACAGGCCACCTGAAGCTTTTCTTTCAGGGACTTTCATTGCTTCATCCATTTCAATCATTCTCTCTGTAAAAACTGGATCATCTTCTGAAACTTTTGTTGGCATCTGTAATCCTATTAAATCTTTAAATACTCCACCTAACTCTTGTGCATTTTCATCAAAGAACTGATCTAAAGTCATTTTACCATCTACAACAGCATTAACAGCATACCCTATCTTTTGCGCTGCTTCTGGATTTTTTAATAACCATTGCATAGAACCTAATGCCGCTTCTGGTGCAGGCATTCCCATTAAACCATTAAAGATAGCAAAATCTAAAGCCGCTGCTGTTGCACCGACAGGTAGTTTTACTCCTTTAGGAATTGGAGCTTTGTTAAAGAAATTAACAATGTTATTTCTTAATCCTGAGATAATAACTTGTTTTCTATTCTTAGGAATATCTTTTCCATTCTCTTTAATAAATTTAACAACCGTTTCTATTTGATCTCCAGGATTAACTAAAGTCCAACCTTGTTTAGTAAAAGAATTTTTAATTTGTCTCTTCGTTTGATTATCAATATTAGGATCGTTTAAAAGTTTAAGCACATCTTTTTCATTAAAAGAAAAAGTAGGAATTTTGTTTCCTGTTTTAAGCATATATTCGTTAGCTGCTTTATTATAAGCTTTAACATCTTTATGGTTTTTCTTTTCTTCAAACGTTAAATTTTTATCTTCTAACACATCATACGCTTTTAAAATTCCTGACTCACCATGCATATCTAAAGGAATTTTTTGAGTGTTATATTTAGACTTCATAAAAGTTACAAACTTAGACGTCCAAGGTATTTTCTTTTTTACACTTTGAGAAAGACTGGTTCCATGCTCAATTTCATAATTTAAATTAAATTTTTTAAATTCATTAAAAATTTTTTTATTCAATCCTTCATAATAACCAAATGGTTTATTATTAAGTTTATCTAATTGATAAAACTTATATCTTCTTTCTGTAGCTAGTTGATATTTTTTAAAACGCGGATCAGAGTTTGCATCAATAGATTTAATTATTTCTTTTTTATTTTTTGGAAGTTCTATGTTATCTAAAACGGTACTACCTGGTCTATTGCCTTGTAACCAAGCTTTGTAGTCTGATACTCTCATAGAAGCTGCTCTAAGTTTATCTGTTTTATCTTTGACAACAGCTAAAGAATCTCCTTCTTTAATAGGAGTCCAGCCAGGATATAATCTTGCCGTAACTTTTTCTAAAGACATTCCTGGTGTATAAAATTTATTTAATTTAGTAATTTCTAAATCAACTGGCTCTCTTTTTGTTTCCCAATAAATTTCTTGTGATTTACTTCCTCCTTCTCTAATCGACACTTCTTTATCTGCTATTAACTGACTTAAAACTTTACTTCCATATTTTTCTTGATTAACACCTAGGGTATTTTTTGGATCAATAACTTGTAAAATATTTGCACCCCCGTATCCTTGTTTGTAGGCGTTAATAAATTTCTTTTTTAATTCTTTATTATTTAATACTTTAGTTCCCTCCCCTCCTCTATCGGGTTGTTTTTTAAATTTAATATATTTAATTCTATCTTCGTCTAATTTATCAATATCCCAATAAGAAGTTTTATATCCTGGTCCCTCTGCAATTAATTGAGGTTCTCCAATACTTTCTATTACCCGCTGATACACTGGTGAGTTTCCACTTTTAGCACTTAACCAACTTTGATGTTTAATACCTAGTTTGTTTGCTATATCAGCATCAGTACCGGTAAAAGTTTTTTTCTTTTGACTTTCTTGTCGAACAAGATCTCTTTTAAATTTATTTTTAGCATTACTTCTTTCATAACCTTTTAAATTTTCCCATTTCTTTCCTGGATAAGTTTCTTTAAACCATGTCTTCATTTCAGCTGGAATTGGGTCTACATCTACATAAACTTTTTTCTCAAAAGTCATTAGGTCGTCACTCCATGCACTTGGCTGGGTAACTTTAACTGTTTTAAAATTTTTTAAAGGTTTATCTTTAAACCCAATCCTTCCTCCATCAGCTTTTCTATCTAAGAAGTGTGGTTTCTTGACTATGCTGTCGTCTTGAAGGTACTCTTCAAACGTCATCTGGTCTGAATAATTAGTTTGCCAATCAGCCCAGCTACCGCCGTATTTAAACCCGTATCTTTTTACTGGACCTCCTGATTTAAATTTTCGTAACTCGAAACGTTCTTCTAACGTAGGCTTACTTAATCTTTGCCACCAAGGTGTGTACATTATTTTTTCCTGAAGTGATTAGCGATTCCGCCATCTGCCATCGGCAAATAGTATTCTGGAAGCTGGTTTAATTCTGCGTTTAATTTAGCAACTCCACCGTCATTAAATTTTGTATCTTTGCCACCTTTAATAACTGTAGGTTTCCAACCTTTAAAAGCTTCAGCTGCATCCTTGACGCTAGTTGCTTGTTTCTTGACGCTAGTGACTGGCGGCGGGAACTTAGCATTAAAAATATCTTTTAAATTTAATCTAAATAATTCTATCTGGTTGTCAGAAGCATTTTTCATGGATCTCATATGAATTTTAATGTCTTCTAAAATCTTTCCTGGAATCTCACCTTTTTTATTTATGTATTCGGTTAACTTTGGGTTTACTTTTGTATTGAATAAACTCTTACCCATTTTTACAATATCACCACCCATACCAATAACATCCTTAGGTTTGATACCTAACTTAGAAGTCATTTTAAAAATTTCCATTAAAGCTTTACTCATAGTCTAATAATATTCCTTCGGTTCAATTGGTTTAGGGGTGTCTTTGTAATCTTCAGGGTGACCTAACAATCCACCTTGCCTAAACCTCATTACCGCCTGAGTTGTACTATCTACAAGGTCATCGTGTTCGCCAAAAGGAAATGCTGCGCATTCCTCCATGACTTCTTGTGCAAATTGCAGATGTGTAGGAGCCCAGACTTGTCCAGACTCGAACATAGGCGATACTGCGTTTACTCTACTATGTTTATCATTTCCTCGGCTAGGTGTAAATGAAATAACAGGGATCCCCATATTTCTTAATTCGTATGTTAGGGGCAGTCCTGCAGCTTTCGCTTCAATCAAAACTATCTCAGGCTCCCAGTATTTATATAATTTCAGTGCCTCTCTTCTTAAATCAGGAAACTCAAATCTACCTTTAACGGCGTCTAGTAAAATTAGTTGTTGCGGCGTGTCTTCGTTTTCGCGGAATACGCCCCAAGTTGTAATGGCACTAAAGTCAGCAGTCTCTTTTTTTAAATAAGCTGTATCGTAAGATTGTATGACATAGTCACAATGTGGGATGCCTCTAGTCTCTGGCCACTTGCGCCACCATTCTCGTTTAATCAAAGCTCCTTCTTCAGAAGTTGGATTCTGCATATACTGAGCATTCCATTTAGGAAGTGCAACAGAAGCTTTAACTGCTTCTAACTGTTCGATGTCCCAGTATTCCGGCCACACAGGTTTACCTGATGGCATGATAGCAGGGAACTCCACAACTTCCCATTGATCTGCTTTAGGTTCTGTTTGTGCTTTTTGTAAGAGTCCTGTTAAATCTCCTTTATTCCAACGTGTCATAACCAATACAATTCTTCCACCAGGTTGTAGACGTTGTCGTGGTCCTGCAGTGTACCATTCATAAGCTCGGTCTAATGCTTTCTTGGACATAGCATCTTGCTCAGAGTGAGGGTCATCAATAATTAATAGATCCGCACCCCGTCCAGTTACAGCACCTTCAACACCAACTGCGAAGTACTCGCCGCCTTGTTCTGTTTCCCAGCGACCGGCAGCCTTACTATCTTCCATAAGTCTAGTTGGAAAAACTTCTTTATACTCTTCAGTATCCATTAAGTGTTTAGCCTTACGACCAAACCTTACAGCAAGTTCAGCTGTGTGGGTTGCTTGAATAATTTTTAATT